GGTGCAGCCATCTCAGCAAGCTGTGCGTCAAGACCAGCTTCCAGAGCTTCTACGTCCATAGACTCTTGCACCCAGCCAATGACAGTTTCTTCAGTGAGAGCGTCAAAGGCTACAAAGCCTGCTTTCTCTACGTCAGGTGTAAAGCCACAAGTGCCATAAGAGCTTGCTGTGTGGTCGCCTACGGTTTTGCTGCAACGCCAATGGGCTACAGTTACGCCGTTGTCTGCTGAGTTACGTTCTAGTTGTGCTATTGTCCAAGTTACTGCCATGATGTTATTCCTCTAATTGTGCAACACGGTTGCGTAGTGATTGAATTTCTTTGATTAACATTGGAACTAGTTTTGAGTAGTCCACACCCATCATCTCTTCTGAGTCAGCATCGCCACTGACAGCCTCTGGTGCAACAAGTTGTAGCTCCTGTGCAATCATGCCGTAGTCTTGGTGAGAGCCGTCAGCTTTCCAGTCATACTGTCTAACTTGGATAGCGTCTATCTTGCTTCCTGCGTCATCAGCGTCTGCAATGTTTTCTTTTAGGCGTTCGTCTGATGAGGTGTTGTAGGATGTAGAGGTGTTGTTACCAGTGATACTGCCAGTCTCATTCCCTGAATACCTAAAAGTATCAAAATACTGGGTTCCAGCGTTTGAGTGATCTACCGATCTCGCCCAAGCAACTCCTGACCTGACAACAGTTAAACGACCAATAGCCGAAGTAGTACCCACCAACAGGTTGCCTGATACGTCTATGCGCATGCGTTCTAAGTTGCCAGTGGAAAAAGTATGCTCTCCTGATACATTGCCGCTGGAGTTATAGTCAACAGTAGTGCCAGTTGTTTTAATGAATAAGCCCTGTGTAGTCGTACCTACACCTAACACATTACTACCTTCTGTAGCTACAACTCGGAGCTTTGCGCCTGTAGGACTCGAAATCCCAATACCCACATTCCCTGATGAGTCTATGCGCATACGTTCTTGCCACGAGAGTCCTGCACCTGCTCCAGAAGTATTGTTACCTGCTGAACTCCAGACATGCTCTGCACCTGTTTGTGCGTAACGAGAAGCAGACCCATTAGCTATGTATTTCTCGCCAGCATTGTAATACCAGTTTTGTGACAAATAAGTACTCGCGTTATATGCCGATAACAACCCGCCACCTTGCAACTGTAAAGCGCCAGTTGAGCCATTGGGAAGCAAGAAAGCACTGGGAACCACTCCAATACCCACACGACCTGATGAGTCTATGCGCATACGTTCTGTTGCTGCGGCATTATAAGCTGCTGTTCCAAAAGACAAAGCACCAGATAATTGTGTCACACCGCTCCCAAAATCCGACTCATTCAGAATGAAGGCTGTTTCATGTGGCCCAACCGCACTTGGATCGGTTGAGTAAAAAGATAAACGTCCTATATCTTGACCAGCAGACCACGTAGCATCAGTTGTATTTGTTATGCGTAGTACAGGGCTAGTTGAAGCTATCTCCATCAAGGTGTTAGGCGAACTAGTACCAATACCCACGTTGCCTGCGCTGTCTATGCGCATACGTTCGTTAGTAGCATCTGCACCATTAACTCCTGTAGTGCCCGTAGAGAACACTAGCCCCGAAGCTCCTAGAGCATGTATACCATTATTGTACCAGTTACCGCCTTGTCTGCCAGCAATGGTTAGACCTGTGTTTGTAGTACCTACTGCACTATAATCTGAACTTATAACCGCTTTAGTTGTTGTTGGACTATTAGCAGTGTTTACCAACAGGTAGCCAGCGCTGTCTATGCGCATACGTTCTGTAGTGTCATGCTTAAACAGAGTGTTTGCGCCGTCTTGCTGGATAATAAGAGAAGTACCGCCTGCGGAAATATCATCCATTTCAAATGTAGGCAGATAAGATGAAATTTTTACACCGCCCGTGCCGTCACTAGTAGCGTCTGAAATCTCCAAAGGTCTGGCAGGCGAACTAGTACCAATACCAACATTCCCTGCGCTGTCTATGCGCATACGTTCTGTGTTTGAGGTATTAAGCCTCACATTACCACTTTCTCTATTATTTATTAATAAATCAATTGACCCAGAAGGAACACCAATCTGACTTCCGTCTGAAAATGCACTTCCTGTTGTACTGTTTACAAAATGCACATAGCTATTGTTTGCATCTGATTTAACAGTAAGAGGGTATGTAAGGCCAGAAGAAATACCAATACCCACATTGCCTGCGCCAGTAATAGTCAGCGGGGCATAACTAAACGTAGCGTCATAAATCTGAAAATCAGGAGTCCCAGACGCTATCCCAATGTTATATTGGCGCTGGCCCGATTCTAAAAAGCGTAACCTGCCATCGTTAATTTGTAGTTTTTCAGAAGGACTCGTCGTACCAATACCCAAAGACTCCGCAGACGCATCCCAGAACAACTTAGGCGTTGTGCCTGTGTCCTCGTAGAAGCTGATGTCTCCTGTTGCGTGATCTAAGTTAAATCGTTTTGTAAACACATTTTCAGCATCGTTCATTGTGCTGATAGCAAAATCACCAGCATCATTACTAAACTGAGTGTTAGAATTTACTGAATCGTTTTCAATAAATTTTATTCTAGGGTTTGCGTGGGTGATAGTAAGTGTTGCATTCAGGTCTGATTCGCCATCAACAGTAAGCCCATCCATCGTGGCTGTGCCAGTAACGTCTATGCCTGTGGCTGTGGTGTTTAGCTTAACGCCGCCACTGTGATATAGATAACTTGAACCATCTGCAATACCTAAGAAAAACGCTTCTCCTGCCGCAGAAGTTAAGGCTAGTTCATTGCTGGCTCTGACATATAAATTACCTGTCCCTGTATCTGTTATATAACTATTAAACCCATCATGATAAATCTGTAGATCATCACTAGCACCAAACGTAGCCTTGTCACCATCGCCTAAAGCAATGCCGCCGTTGGCTGTGATTTCGCCAGAGGCAGTCAGTGTAGTAAACGCGCCAGTAGAAGCAGACGATGCGCCAATAGTCGTGCCATCGATAGAACCGCCGTTAATATCTACGCTAGTTGCCACAAAGTTAGAGCCATCAGCCCTAGCAAGCTCAAAGCCGCCAGCAGTCGAGCCATCATGGACTACCAAAGTATCTTTTGTAGTGTTTACTGAAATCTCACCTTCTAAACCTGTAAAGGATGCGTGTTCGGTAGTTGTGCCTCTGCGTCTTTGTACTGCTGTAGTCATTTCATTACTCCGGCTTAGTTGGCCAAATTATATCATCTATTGATATTGCGTCAGGATAGGTTTCTGTTATATCCCTTAGCTCTTGTCTGTATGTTGCCCATTCTTCTTTTTTACTGTCTGACAAAGGCGAATCAGAAAATTGTGTCCAATCTGACTTTAATAATCTTTGATTTCTTCTCGCCCTAACATTTGCTTGAACTATCAAAATCAATTCAGCATCAGTAGGCTGATCAGGTTCTGGCTGATTGCATACTTTACCATCAATAATCATGTGGATTGAATCGTCAGCAATGCCTTCCATTACAAACTCATTATCTCCGGCTTGCATTTCAAGATCACTATCAACGCACGAACCTGTGCGAAGAATAAAGCCCTCAGAATCATAAACAATAAATGATTTCATTTTTTAAGCTCCATGGTGATTAAGTTCCGTTTGCTAACTTGAATATTATTTCCTTGCCTGCCAATTTCTAATGTATAAGTGGCGATTCCAGACGAGCCAATGTGCTGATAACTGCCATTAACCATTCCTGTTTTATAATTTGGGCCGGTGTCTAAATACCAAAGTTTTCCATAATCTAATATTACAGTTCCATTTCTTCGCAAGCGCACATAAATTCTTGCGTAGTCAAGGTCGCCAGAATCGCTATCTCCTGACATTACATCACCAAAGAAAGACCAAAAAATTTCTGTAGATGTTCCGGCGCTTTCAGTAAATGTTACTGATTGGGCTGTTGCGTAATTTATAGATATATTGTCATATTGATAAAATGGAAACAAATTACCAATAGTAAAAGCACCAGTCGGCAAGGTTACTGCGTTTCCTGCGATCTGTAGTGTATCAACAGACAAATTAGCAATCTTGCCCGTAGTAACGGCTAGGTTAGCAATCTTTGCTGAAGTTACAGCAAGGTTGCCTATCTTAGCATTAGTGATTAAGCCGTCATTGATCTGAGCGGTATTAGTAATAACACCAGAAGCAGCGATTAAACCTCCTGTAATAGAGTTTGCTGCTATTTTGTCTGTAGTGATGGCCTCTGCAAATATCTTAACGGAAGTAATAGCGTTAGCTGCAATAGCATCAGCCCCTACCGCGCCAGCTTGTATCTTGCCAGCAGTGATAGCGTCAGTATCAATTTTAACGCTTGTAATCGCGTTAGCAGCAATACTGTTTGCCGTCACAGCATCAGCGGCAATTAAGTCTGCAGTTATAGCATCAGCAGCAATCGCGGCAGTAGTTATCGAACCAGCAAATATAGAGTCAGCAGTAACAGCGCCTGTCGCTATCTTATTTGCCGTTATTGCATCAGCGGCGATCTTTACAGAAGTAATCGCATTGGAAGCAATAGTGTCAGCAGTGACAGCACCAGCAGCCAGCTTTGTAGTCGTAATAGCGCCCGCTGCTATCTCTGTAGCTGTTACAGCGCCAGCATCTATCTTGCCAGCGGTTATAGCAGCAGCAGCGATTTCATCAGCAGTAACAGCCCCAGCAGCGATCTTTACCGTAGTAATCGCGTTAGCGGCAATACTTTCGGCGACAACCGCACCAGCTTGTATTTTAGTTGATGTAATAGCGTCGGCGGCAATAGTTTCAGATATGATCGCTCCGGCAGCTATCTTTTCAGATGTTATAGCAGCCGCATCAAGTTTTTCGGTAGTTACTGAGCCAGCAGCTAATTCTAAAGCGGTGATTGCTCCAGCGGCAATTTCGGCAGCAGTAATGGTGTCAGCAGCTATTTTCCCTGAAGTGATAGAGTTTGCAGCTATCTCGTCAGCAGTAACAGCACCAGCCGCTATTTTCTCAGTGGTAATTGCTGCTGCGGCAATCTCATCTGCTGTAATAGCACCTGCTGCAATTTTAGCGGTAGTTACAGAACCAGCAGCTAGTGACTCGGCAACTACAGCACCTGCTGCAATCTTGTCAGCCGTAATAGCATCAGCGGCAATGGTACTTGCTGTGACAGCATCGGCTGCTATCTTGCCCGCTGTAATTGCATTTGCTGAAATCTTTTCAGATGTGATGGCATTCGCTGCTATTTCGTCAGCAGTTATAGCACCAGCGGCAATTTCGGCAGCGGTAATAGTGTTTGCTGCAATAGCGTCAGCAGTAACGGCATTAGCTGCTATTTCATTAGCGGTAATTGCATCTGCTGCTATTTTAACGGTAGTAATAGAATTAGCTGCTATTTCATCAGCCGTAACTGCTCCCGCTGAAATCTTAGCCGTAGTGATTGCGTCAGCTATTATCTTATCGCTGGTAATTGCATTTGCAGCAATTTCAGAAGCTGTTATAGCATTGGCTGCTATTTTAGCTGTCGTAATAGCATCACTTGCTATCTTGGTAGTAGTTATAGCTTCCGCTGCAATAACATCTGCTGTTACAGCGTTTAAAGCTATTTTAGCGGTAGTAACTGCATTAGCACCAATTTTCGTTGCCGTTATAGCGCCAGCAGCTATGACATCACCTTGAATAGCGTCAATCGCAATCTTTGCGTTAGTAACTGCATCGCTGGCAATCTTTGTTTCCGTAATCGCTCCAGCAGCTATAACGTCAGCAGTAACGGCATTCAAGGCTATCTTTGCGGTAGTCACTGCATTAGAGGCGAGCTTTAAATCATTAACAGCGCCGTCCAATAACTTTTCACTAGTTATGGCCCCTGCTGCTATTACATCGCCACTAACTGCATCAACAGCCAATTTTGCATTCGTTACCGCATCATCAGCAAGTTTCAATGAAGTGACAGCATTTGCCGTAATTTTCTCAGAAGTAATAGCACCTGCCGCAATCACATCAGAGGTAATGGCATTTACCGCAATCTTTGCATTTGTTACAGCGTCATCAGCCAGCTTTAATTCGCTTATAGCGCCGTCTAATATCTTTGATGCAGTTATAGCGCCTGCTGCGATAACAGCGCCCTGAATGGCATCTACAGCTATTTTAGCGTTAGTTACAGCGCCAGCAGCAATCTGCGTGTTTGTAATTGTTCCTTGCAAGTCAACTGTGGCAATTGTGGCAATAAATGCAGTACCGGTATATCGGTAAGTTTTATTGTCTGTCGTTAAGAATACCTGTCTACCTTGGAAGTTACCTGTCGTTGGTAATACTGTAACAATCTCAATCGGACGCAAGTTACTTGGAAAGTTGGCAGCAGCCAAAGCGCCAGACACATCAGCGGCAGGAATAGAGGTAACAAAAGAAGTTCCTGTATAACGGTATAACTTGTTATCAGTAGTTAAAAATAATACTTGCGGGCCAGTATATCCAGAGGGATTGGGCAATACAGTAACTACGGCAATCGGCTCAATTCCCTCAGCAAATGAAACAGCGTCTACAGTTCCTGCTTCAATAGAGAAAATGTCATCAGTCCAAACTGAACTTGTAGCGTCCCATCGCCACAGCTTATTGTTTGTTGTGTCGTATTTAATCTGCCCGTCAAAATCTCCGACAGCAGGAAGCGTAGATACAGGCTCAATACCATAAGCACCAGCTTCGCTAAACAGGTTATTTACTTGTTCACTAAATGAATCAGAATCAACAAATAATGTTGTAGCAGATGCAACGGTTGAGAAGTCTGATACATTGCCGCTGTAATCAACTGACTTCAGCCAGTAGTATTTTAAGACGTTGTAACCAAGACCAGTACGGCTGAAATAATCGCCTCCAGCAATCGCTATCTTTGTCGCTGTTTCAGGATTATTTACATTATTTTCCCAAACTTGAACATGGCTATAATCAGGGTCAGTAGGTGGAATCCAGCTAAGTGTTATTTCACGCAAGCTGCCAGTAGCAATAACTGATTCGGGAATTGATGGAGCATCTGTGTCGCCTTCCGCAAGTCCTGAAAGAGTTACCCAATTACTGCGAACGCCAAGCTCGTTGATTGCCCTAACTCTAATGTTGTAGTTTGCGCTAGGTGTAACCCCTGTCAGGATATATTGAGTAGTAGTCACAAACGAAGAATTATAATCAGGCTCATCAGTGGCTACTGACTCATCAATAGAACCATAATCCAAAAGAACAGAAGAAGCCTCAGTAATAAGCCCATAAGATTCTGAAGTGATGTATTCGTCGGCTATGCTCCCATAGTCAATAAGGGCAGAGCCTCGCTGATATTGCACCTCATATTGCGTTACAAACGCATCTTCGCTTGCTGTCCAATTTAAACGAATAGATGGCAACAATGTTCCGTCACTGGCAATAACTGTAGTTGATATTGCAGTTAAGTTTGTTGGCGGCTGGGTAACCCTCCCGTTGTACAGATCAATTTCGCCACCAGTTAAATAATCCTTTTCGTCAGAAGATGCCCAGTCGTATATTTCAGCAGTTGTTTCTATGGCTTGAACATTAACAACAATAGCGCCTTCTGAGCTTAGATTAAAATCGTAACCTATAACCTCAAACACTTTTTGATTCCAACCCATTTTTGAGTTGGTGACCATGATGTTGTCGCCTGCTTTAAACTTTAAGGCAGTCAAATTACAAGGCAAATTTATTGTTGTTTGCTGCCTAGATCGCAACAACACTATCTTTGCAATTCTTTGTGATCTTGCGCTATTGGTGGTGAACGGCATCGCCAAATCAAGATAGATCGGGTCGCCATCTTCAATGCTATAAGATGAACTAATTTGAGCAGGATAATCAGCTAATGTGTAATTATCGTCCTCGCTAAGAAAAACACCTTTCACGCCATTGTAAAGACTTCTTCTTGATTGCTTGGTCTGTACTTCAATACCGCCAGAAAGTACCGATTCATCAATAACAACAGTAGGCGAAGAATACTCTGCACCGCGAATAAAATACTCACCGCCTGAATAAACAAGATTGCCTGCCATAGCAGACAGCATCGCTTCAAGATTATCTTTTCTTGAGTTGGCTGTATCTACTACGCCATCAAGTGTGTATCTGGCCTGAGTTCCACCAGAAGTTAAAGCAACTTGCTGGTTACATAAATTGGCAGTTGATAATAATGCGCTTAAATTGACTGAGCCTGATTGTTCTGCAAGACCGTATTTGCTGTCTGTTAGATAATCATAAACGCACAAGGCTGGGTTTTGAGTCCACTCAGTGTTTCCGTTTGATGGGTTGTATATTTTCTTGCCGCGAATAACTGCCGATATGTTTGGAAGCCCTTGCGAGAATTGATCTGCGTCATACTTCAACCGAACATACAGATAAGCCGTATCGTTTAGAATATGCTCTGAAGTCCAAAGAGTTGATGAAGATACAAGGGTAGGGTCAGCAGTTGTCTGAGAGCCGTCATAAAACCCTATATGAACGAAAGAACCCCAATCATCTTGGAAAAAATTGTCCCATACTTTTTGATCGTTAAACCAGATTTCCTCGTAGCCGTCTATCTCGTGGCCTGCAATAGCAATTACCATGTGCAGGTATTCATTTTTACTTCCAGTAGAATCAAGAAAGACTACAGCGCCTCCAACCCTAGCTCTACCATAAACAAGTTTTCTTGAAGCGTCAGGCTCTCTAACCGTTATACCTGTTCCTGCCATAGATTGACCAAATGACGGCTTTGGGGCTAACGCTCTTGAAAGCATTGAAAGTCCTGCGCCTATGGCAAATGCACCAGCAAAAGCGCCTAAACTTAATGCAACAAATCCACCAGCAGCCCATGCGCCACCAGCAGATGCCAAACCAGCTATTACCGTAACTGCCATTTTACTTACCTACAAAACATTTCGAGTAAATGCGTTCGATCAAATCGAACCCCATGCCGATCATTAACTGGTCAAAAGGCAAATGCACCTTTGTGTTTATCATCATCAAAGATACGCCATCAGCTTTGCAGTGATCTTCGGCGTATTTTATCAGCTTATAGCCTGTCGCGCCTGAGCGATATTCTGGGAGAACAAATACAACGTCATTCGATGCAAATTTATGGTCTTGATAGTGTACGCTTTGGTTTACAATAAGTACGCAATATCCAACTAAATTACCATCGCTTCTTGCGGTAAATATACGCAAAATGCCAGCGGCATCAAGCCTTGCGTATTCTTTCCAATTTGGGTTTAGTTTTATTATACCTTGGTTTAAAGCAACCATTTCCCAATGCTTTTCCAGCAATGGTTTAATATCTTCTTTGACGTTAGCTAAACATTCGTGAGCAATTGAGATCATTAGTATCTACTTCTAGCAGCGTTATCAGCACCTCTTGAGCCAGAGCCATTTTGCGACGACGGTGTTGGTCTGCCCCAGATTATTTCTTTCTCTTGTATTTTTGCCACAAACTCAAAGCCCTTGTCATTTTGGTAATCAATCTTTTGATCTTCTGAGGTGTAACGTCTGACAGATGCTCGGTCAAAAGCGATCAATTTGTTTTCTGCGCTTATAACTATGCTTGAAGTTTCCCCAGAATCAGAGATATTCATTACGTCCATGAATCCGCTAAACAATACAACAGGGCTAGATATAATGTCCCCGCTATCATTTAAAGCTCCAAGATACAAAGTAATTACTCTGCCTTGGTATGGCTCATCTCTGGCAATAGTTAAAAGCGATTGCTTCACCCCAGCCAAGGCAATGCTTATCCCTGAAGCTGTAAGCTCTGCGCTTTCGCTAATTTGGCTGATAGATAATAAATCCCCAGCGCCTAAATATGTATCACCGTCAAATGTTAAACTGCCAATGCCAGACCATAAGTTTACATCGCCAGCGTCGAACTCGGCTTTCATTAAATAAATAGGTCGAACTAAATCAGCAGACGCTACCGCCTGCATTTCAGTGCTTAATACTCTGCTCATAATGCCTCGATGAATGCCAAGGTAAAACCGTAATGTGAAGCTGTGCTGATTGACCAGCCAATATCATTTGATGCCATGCGCCAAAGGCTTGTCGGCAAAGTAAAGTCTAGCACTGAACCGCTTGCAGCTTCAGACCTTAGTGGAGGTTGAAACTCTAACACGCCTGAGCCTGAAGCCTTGCCAACTGTAACCATATATAAGTAATTATTTAGATTAAAGTAGTCGCCAGCGGATACGGCGGAACCTGTTGCAGTCAAGCTCTCTGATCGGATAGTTGTTA